ACCGGATTAGTCAAGTCGTCATGTCATTTGCGGGAAGTGACGCGGATTTCCGCATGCAAATTGACAGCAAGGTCGGGGTGCCCCCAGCGCCAAAGCAACCGGCCAAGCGAGCGGTCTTGCCGAAGACCACAGGCGACAAGTCTTCCCAGAAGGCGAAGGGTGGGCGAGCAAAATCAAAGGGCAGCTCCCCACCCGCCGCAGAGGCCTCACCACCTGCGGCAAAGAAGGGTGTCAAGAGTTCCGCTTCAACTAACTCTGGCACCGCCCCCTCTGGCCGGGAGGATACCGGTAAAGACGTCGACAAGCGCCCTCAGGTGCAACTCGACGTAAAGCTCACACCAGATGAGTTGTCCGATCTCGAGCACGCTTACCCCGAGCTTAAGATATTGAACAGCAAGGTGGGCACATCACCACACGCGTACGCGCGCGCAGAGCGCACGTGCGTGGGCTGGTTGTTGCCGCGCCGTGGACTCGAAGTCCAAGGTCGACTGCGAAGCACGGACGTGCGCACCCGTCACGTCTGCCGCCTTCGCGTCACGGACGACGACGACGATGGCATTTGCCCAGCTGGATGTGAGCACATGGCCGCTCTGGCGGCCGGGCGCTACAGCACTGTCGTGTCGGTTGACGTCCCGATGGACGCCATTGGCACCCGTGCATTACTCAACTCGCCCGGAGTGAAGCAGGTCTTTATGGCCGTTCACCTCCACACAGGGCAGACGAGTGTCCTCGGCGATCAGCTGGCCTTCTGGGCTCCGCGTGACGCTGAGGCCGGCTCCTTTGAGCAGGATGGATCCCTCGGCCACTACACCATCAGTGTGCGTGGCCGACGGGTGATGCATGAGCCAGATCACGCTTGGCTTGTCACACAGATGCCTGTCAATGGAGTCAAACCCGAGGTGGTCCGCGCGCCGGTCGGCCGTGGGACGTACACAATTGTTCGTCTCACGCGGACAGCGGATCGCCCCGTGGAGTTCGTCAGCGTGCCCGCGCTTTGGCCCCTTGCGGCGCCAATGGGCGGTGTTGCGTTCGCCAAGCTGTCTGTTGAAGGACGTGGCGGACTCATGGCCATTCGCATCAGCCGCGATGCGATGGCGTTGCGCGACGAGAAGGGCTGGTTCATGACCACGCCAACGTTAGTGCGTGAGGCGCACGACGTGGTGTCGGCCATGCAGCTCAAGGATTCAGCGGTGATGGATCGTCTCGTGACGACGACCACTCGCGGCGCGGGCGAAGTCGATGGACACCGCCTGGCCAAGATTGTGTTCGACCACGAAGCACATGACCAACACTGCACACAGAATGCGTTAGACATGCCGTCGCCCGCCCACTGGAGTTCATGGATTCCTTTTGGCTGGGCGGTTGGCATTGGCTCGCGCCGCGACATGGCCCAATGGCTGTGGTCGCGAAAGAAGAACCTCTCAGCGTATCGTTCACCACGCTTCTACCTGCTGCTGATCGTCCTTGCATTAGTCACACTTGTGGCGGTGCCTTGGCCGACCTACAGCACGGATGAGCGCGTGGCACCTGCGCGGGAGGAAGGGTACACTATCGACACGGGTTACCGCGTGCCGCAGCCCGCCGTGTCACACTGGATTGACGCGAGTTCGCTCGCCGTTGGTCTAGCGTGGTCATACGGCGGCCCGTCGGCCGTTGCCGCCCGTGGCGCGGTGTTGGCAGTAGCATTGATGGCTCTCCCGCGGTTGGCGTACGCAACGTCACAAGCGGTGCGGGAGATGTACATTGATTCACGGTTTGATCCGATCTACTACGACGGACCGCTCCCAGAGCGATTCAGTCTACCCGGGTACATCGCGACGGACCGTGAACTGCGCCCTATGGCGGTTGACGCTCGCCTCAAAATTCGGCCACCACACAAACACGTGCCGGATGACGCGCTCATTGACAATCTTTGGGCCGTCGGCGTAGTCGTCGGACCGTACTTGCCGAGTGTCGCGCTCCCAGTGCAGAGAAATCTCATCGTGGGCCTTCGCAATCGGCAGCTGGCTGCAATGCCGGCACCAAATTTCACCGTCTTCAACCGGGTCATGAGTGAGTATCTTGCTCAATTCAGCCCGGCTGGTGAGGCGGAGGATCTTGACTTCACCGAGTGGAACGCCCGCTTTCCAGCGGCGCGGCAGCGTGATCATCTTGACGCTGTCGAGGCACTTGCCGATGGGCAGGTGTCGCCATACGCGGTCATCCTCCGCAGCGGCTTCACCAAGTTGGAGAAGATATTGCGAGTTGGCAAAGGCGCCTTTGACCCGCGCGTGATCACCGGAGCTAGCGATTACTTCAATGTGATCGGCGGGCCCTGGTTCTACCGCGCGCGTGATGTCATCAAGCGCGCCTATGAGCAGTTGGAGGACAACGTGCTCTTGGCCAGCGGATCGACGAGTCGTGAGTTGGGCGAGTGGTTTGAACGCGCTCTCAAGAGCGGCGGACGAGCCATTTGTGGTGATGACCAGCTCATAGTTGTCGACGGCATCCTCGTTGAAGCAGACGGTGAGCGTCACGATGCGCACATGCATGAGGGATTTTGGGCCATGAAATGGGCACTTTACTTCATGTTGTGTGAGGTTCCACGTGACGTGCGCGATTTCGCGCATACGGCCTCTCAGATGACGATCGGCCGTGCCCGCGCCATGGGTCTCACTTGGTCGCACTGGTTTCGCACGAGATCGGGCGACTGGGACACAGAGCGCGGAAACTCGGTTCAGACCGACGGGGTCGCATGGTTCATCCAGCGTCGCGTTCGGTTTTATAACCAGCAAGGGGTCGGCCTGAGTGAGATGGCTGACCGCGTTCGCGCCGATGTGCTGGAGCTCGGATACGAGATCACGTTGAACATCACGCGCGAGCCGTCGCAGGTGACATTCCTTTCCGGCATGTTCTTGCCCGTTGATGGCCACTACTTCTGGGCGCCTCTGCCTGGTCGTCAGTTGGCCAAGATTGGCTGGACGTTGCGCAACGTGCCTGATGCACGCATGTGGCGCGACTATGCTGGAGTGCTGAACTCTTACCGCGACTTCTCATTTGTCCCTTTCCTGCGAAAGTACGTGGATATCGTCAGTCAACTCGTACCAGAGCAGTTTCGGCATGAGCCGCCGAGTAAAAAGTGGCAGATTGGCCCCGGCGTGACGCCACCGGAGCCAGCAGCAGACACTTGGTCGACATTTTTTCAGCGGTACAACATCGCTGAGTCGGCTGAGGAGGCGTTCTCTACGGCCCTGCGCTCGATACGCAAGTTACCTCACATGATCCACGACCTAGCAGTCGAGGGCATGATTGAGCGTGACATGGCGTGAGCGCACGGGTGGGCGGATGGTGGGAATTGTCAGAGGGGATAATAATATCTGACAGCGCGCTCTGTGTTGGGCGCGCACGGGTGAGTACAACAACACGTTGTCATGGCTGTCAAGGTTCAGCCTGATGTTCGACAGGCCATCCGCGCGATGGCCTCTCGCGACGCGCGCCGCGATGCTCGAAGGATGGAGCATCGCCGCAAGATCGGAAAGCGACCGCGAGGACAATTCCGGCAGTGCGTGTGCCTGTCGGCCTGTACTTGTGAGTGGGTTGAGCTTCTTGCCAATCCATTCCAGTCAGCGCCGGCAATGGTGCACGTGCCGCTCGGGCCCAACTTCCCGAGCGCTCCAATAAGCGTTTGGACGAAGGGCACGTTCTCGACCGGTGCGAACTCTACGAAGACGGGCTGGATTTGGGCCGAGCCGCGAGCGATGATTATGTCAGACGCGTTGAGCGTCGCATTCACCGACTCGTCGGCTGCAATCGGCAGCTTCCAGTTCACCGGCTCCGGCGTCACCACGCCGGCGTCGAATTCTCCGTACACGTCCGCAAGCTTCTCCGCCCCCGCAGCGTCAGCCGGTTCACTTTCGTATCGGCTGGTCGCCGCCGGGATTCGCGTACGCTACGTCGGCACGCAGCTCGACATGGGCGGCAGCTTGTTCGGTCTCTCTGAGCCGGACCACCTGTCGCTCCTCAGCTGCGACACCACCGACTTGCGCGGGTATCAGCAGGTTCACACCGCTGATGTGTCGCGGAAGTGGCACCAAGTCGTTTGGACACCCGCTGCGCCGGACGAGCTCGAGTACTCGCAGGATGCTCTGGAGCTCGACTCGACGCACGGCCCGATCGGCATTCTGGTCGCCGCACCGTCGACGACGTCTTTGCTGTACGAGTTTGAGGTGTACGCACACTTTGAGCTCATCGGCAAGACGGCCCGTGCCAAGGTCTCACACTCCTCCGACCCCGTCGGCGGCGCCGCTGCCTGGAGCGCCATCAACGCAATGCGCGAGACGTCGAATTCGACTCTCAGCGCAGCTGCCGCGATGAAGGCGACTGCAGAGGACGTTGCGCAGTCAGCGTCACATGTCGTCAGCGCAATGGGCACGGCTGCCGCCACGATGTCGGGACTTCGTGCCGCCTATCGCTACTTCCGTGGCGGAGACGTGCATGACCTCACCGAGCTGTGATGGCGTGCGAACGTACCACTACAATG